CGGAATAGGTGACGTTCACGGCGACGGCGGACTCCAACAGGCCGGCGATGGCGGTCTGACGGCCATCGGTAGCCTGCGGGTCATACGGGCCGTAAGCGCCCTTGTTGGTGCCGCTCGTGATCTTGGCGAGCGGAATACCGGAACGGATGTAGATGGTCGTGGCTGTCGGGCTGACCCCGGTCAGGTACTTGTTGCGCAGAGTCTCGTCATCGACGTTGAACAGTTCGGGGACGATGGTCACGGAGACCACGCCGCCCGACTGTTCGCCGAAACGCCACTCATTGTTTTCCTCAACGGTGGTCAGGCCGGTGCCATGCACCATTTCAATAGGAAGCGCCATGAGTATGGCTCCTTTCATTTGGTTTGCTTGTTATGGTTGCGGCGGCGGGCGTTCTGACGGTCCATCGCACGCTTGTAGGCGTCGCCGCGCTTTGGTTTCGGATTGAACTCGCCCTCGGGGTTCTCGGCCTTTCGGCCCACGCTGCGAAGAGCCTCGGCTTCCGGCACCTGAACGCGGCCGTTCGGCTGAACACCCAACGGCGAACCGGGTTGGATGGGGTTGAGCTCCGCATAGGACTTGGCGAAGTCCGCGATATCCTCCGGCGTGCCATCACCCTTGTACAGGGCTTCAAACACCTTGTCAGTGACCTGCGGATACGTGCTCTTCGCAATCAGACGCGCGTTGTCGGCACGCACCTGGGCAAGCTCGGCCTGAACCTGCTGCACCTGCTTGAGGTTCGCTTCGGCCTGCTTCTCGTTCTTACGGCTCATCGCCTTCCACTTGGCGAGCTCGTTGTCACCGGGGTTTTCCTCCGGCTTGACGTTTTCATTGTTTTCCTGAATGTCGGCGGTCGTTTCTGCCGCGCCCGTTTCAGGCTGAGACTGCTGAACCGTTTCGGTTTCGGCAGTGTTCTGTTCTTCCTTGGTAGGCATCCGCCCGCCCCTTTCATTCACGCGGCCAAACCGAGGGTCGACCGCAGGTATTGGAGCCACGCCCTCTGATAGGACATGGCTTGTCTTAAATGCACCGAAGGCCGGAAGCTGTACTTTCGACCCTCGAATGGAAAATCGTCTTCCTCGCCCGTATCCAGCACTTTCTGATAATGCTGTTGAAACTCCATAGCCCTCGCATACATGCGCTGCAACGCGGTGCGCGTCATCTTCAGGTCGGGGATATGCCATTCCGGCGCGGGAGTGCCGTCATCGTATTCACGCCGCCACTGGGACTGCGTGAGAATCGGCCCGATCTCGCTATGCGATTCCATGATGACGCGCACGCTTTTCAGGTCGGCGGCTGACGTGCTGCCAGCCTTCCTGTAGATGGCGTCCAAATCCTCCCGGTTGAGTTTCAGACCGGGGTCATTGTTCGCGGTGATCGGGGCGACGGTGCATTTGCAGTTGTTGTGCATGGGCAGAAGGTCGGCCGTGGAAAACACGTTCGTGGCCGCGACGGCGCACAGGCCGCACGTGCCGGTCTTGGAAAGCTCGGGGTGTATGACCCTACGGTATTTTCTGACGCCGGAACCGTGGAATCGTTGCGTGGCCGCACTGTTCATGGCTATCTGACCATCGGTGTTCGCATTGTCCGTCAACCGTTTCACGGCGGCGTCAAGCCAATCATCGACGGCCTTCTGCACGTAATCGTCCAGATTGTCCCATGCCAGCGGGCGTATCGACGGGTCCCTTACGGCCATGCTCCGATAGGCGTCGGCAGGACGCACGCTCACCGCCCAAGGGTCGGTGTTGTCCCTTGTGACGATGTATTCGGGAATCTGACCATCCGAAGGCATGTTCACCATGCCGAGCATTACGTCCGCATAGGAGACGCCCAGATGCCGCATGGCTTTGATGAACGCGATCTGATTCTGTGTTATCCACGCGGACACGCCCTGTGTTATCGCGTCGTTCCACCAGTCGGCGGGGTCGAGCGACTTCCACATGTTCCACGCACGCTGCACGTAGGCGTCGACCAGCGCCTGACGCTGCCGTTCCATGACGGTCAGCGCCTGTGTCATGTCGGCCATCACGTCACCTCATTGGTGGAGTCCAACGTCTCGTCGCCCAGAGTGTCGTTCAGGTCAGGGATGGTCGATGTCGAATCCAACGTGTCCTGCAAGGTGGGAGCCGACTGCTGTGAGGTCTTGCCTTCGACCAGAGTGTTCTCCTGACTCAGGGCGGTGGCGAAAGCCGTGTCCTGCAAGTCCTGCATGGCTTCGGCTATATCCATCTCGCTCATGTTCAGGAACCGTCGCATGATGGTTTTGACCGGCAGCAGTCCCTTCACATAGTTGGCGGCTTGCGCCTGCTCCAAATCGGTGGGAGTTTCGACCGGCTGCCACATCGTCTCGAAACGTTCATCGGCGGCGGACTGCTGGCCGCTTGCGACCAACGCCATGCGAAGCAGCAGCACGAACGCATCATTGGCACGCTCGTTCATGTCCTGCACCTTGAGCCTCAACATGCGGGTGGTGAGCTTCGCTCCCGCCGCGCTGCCGGAAACGTCAGGGCTGAGAATCGACAACGGGGTGCCGGACGCGCCGGCCAACTGTTTGATGTCCGTGTTCGCGGCGGAGACAATCGGCGTGATGTCCGTCACGGAGCTTTCGCCCATCTTCGCGTCCTTCGGCATCAGCCACAAGGCGGCGGGGCCAAGCTCGAACAAGGACGAGTAGTCGATCTTTTCGCCGGCACGCGCACGGTTGGCCTTCACGGCCGGGTCCTGCTTCGTGTAATACTCGGGAAGGTCGCCGGACACCCAACGCTGTTTGAACGCCTGCATCTCCTGAATGCAGAAACGTTGGAAACGCTGCTGGTCGATGGCGCTCAACGTCGGAAGATGAGGCTCGAACTGGCCTCGACCGGTCGCGGTCTTCAACTGGACGATGGGCAGGCAACCGCAGTCACGGGCGAAATCAAGACCATCGGAACTGGCCGCGCCCACCCATTCGAACAAGGCGGGCAACGACGGTTTCTTCTTGGAATCATCGTTCGCCAGCTCATACACGGCATCCTCATAGTCGGGACTGTCGGTCGGCAGCGTCCGCGACTCCACCTCACGTCTGGCGACACGACCATACACGTCGGTCACATTGCCCTTATCGTCACGGACCAGACGGTACAAGGCGATGTTCTCGGTGCCTTCATCCGCGTCATACGAGTAGACGATGGCCGCGCTCTTATCGTCGGAAACGACGGTATCCCAAGGGCTGAGCCTCGAAATGTAGGCCGGGTTAGGCGTCGACCACGCCTGCGCATAGGCGGCACCGTAAATCGATGCGTCACGCAGCATGTTCAACGATTTCAGGTTCATGCCCGACTTCTGCCACATGTCGTCTGCGGCGGTGGAACGTATCGCCTTGTCCGACACCAGACGGAAGCCGGTGGGCTTCTCCGAGGTGATGACCGCGTTCGCTATCGTGCTCGCCAAGTTCATCGGGCAGATGTCCACGAACCTGCGGTAGATGTCCGAACTGGTCACATCCATGTTGCGGGGGACCGCCTTCGTGGGTACGGTCTCCTTGCCGTCGTAGAACGTTTTCAACCGGCACAGCATGGGGATACGGTTCACCAGCCGGTTCGCCAACCGGGTAAGCACCACGCCGTCGCCTCCCGGTTCGACATCATCGGGAACCAACGACTCCAACTGCACGGCCATATCTCACCGTCCTTCTAATAAGTCACTCGGGTAACGTGGGTGCGCACCCTCGGCGCACGGGAACTGGCCTGTTCCAGATAACGGGTACGCGCCGTATATGCGAGGACGCCTGCGATGCAGGCGTCTATCTTCAACGGACTGTTCGGCGTCTCCTTGTACACGAGGTACTGAGTGGAGCCATCGGCGTTCGTCCTGCGCAGGTTCTTCCTTCGCGCGTTTCTGAAATGCGCGAGAAGCCTCGGGTCGGCCAACAGTGCGACATCACCGATGACGGGATTGTCCTCGTCATCGCACGCCGTCCATTCACGGCAGAACGCGGTATGCATGTCCACATACGCCTGCTTCATGTCCGACTCCCAATTGTTCGTGTGGAACATGATCGGGTCGCCGTTGTTGCGCTGGCCCACAAGGTCGAGATACGAGTAGTCGGTTTCCCAGCCGATAATGAGGTCACGCCAGCCGTGGACATCCGCGAAGAAGCCGACAACGTTGTAGTTGTCCAGCATCCAGCGAACCTTGCGGTCGAACGCCTCCACATCGACCTGCCAGTCAGCGGCCTCGGGGCCTTCGGGCTTCTGTTCCAGTTTGATAAGGAACAACAGGCCGTCCCTGACACGGCAGCCGACCAAGGCGGTCGCATCATCGGAAAGCGAACCATCGAAGCCAAGCGTTATCTCGTCCTCGTCCGAAATAATGTCCTTCCAAGGCGCTGCCTCGTCCAAGTCGGTGCCCTCGGGAACGCCCGCATACAATGCGATGCCCGCGAGATGGCTTTTCAACAGGGATTCGGACAGCCAAGCGTCGGAAACGCTCGTGAGACTGTTCAGGTAGTAGCGAATCGAATCGCCCACATCGGAAGCCGGGTCGAGGATATCCGCGATAGGGCCGCGAATATCAACCCAGCCGTCCTTCGACGGGCCCGGCTCCACGCCGGGGGATCGAAGCGAATACCCGTCATCGCTCACACCCTCGTCGTTGACCGGCACGATGCTGCCGTCAGCGAGAATGATATGGTCCTTGCCGTCCCTTGACTTCGCGGCGGAACCATACGCCTCATACAGGCCATGCTTCAGTTTGCCCGCATCACCCAGGTCCTCGATGTTCAAAGGCGAATACCTGTGGTCGAACAGCAGCTTCGGGTCCTTGATGCGACCCTCTCGAATATCCTGAGCGTGCTTGTAGGTCTCCTCGGCGATACTGTTCTCGCCGGGACGGTACATGGTCGTGGTTTCCAACACCCACGGTTCGGCGTCGCCCATACGCTTCGAGAGATTACGTTTCAGCGTATGATACGTGGCCTTCAACCGGGGAACGTTGTACAAGTGGGATTCGTCGGCGATGATGAACGTCTGCTTGCCGCCGTCATGCGTGGAAGAACCGGTGGCACCGGGCTTGATCGAACCACCCTCCGGCAGCAGGATACGGGTTTCACCGACATCAAGACCATAACCGCGCAACTGGCTCAAAGGCCCGTTCTCGCAGTTGTACTTCATTACCTGATAAACGTTATCCGTCTGTTCTTCGGCGGTGGCGATGCACACCACGTTCGGGCCCTGCACGGGACGGCCCATAGGCTCGCCCGGCAGATACTCGTAAGTCTGGCCGAGGAACGTGTAGGTTTCCCCGCCCTTCGCCCAACCGGCGAAACGGCACGGGCCCAAAGCCTCGAACAAACCCAGACGGCCACCCTTGCCGGACTTGTCACAACCCTTGGGGCGACTCAGGAACACATGGTTGAAACGACGCTGCCCATACTTGTCAAGCGCGTAACAGTCCACGTAGAACCGCGCATACTCAGGACTCTCATACACGGGCATGTCATACGCGGGCTCCGAACCCACGACGCAGAACGACTGTATCCACCACAAGGCAAGCCAGCCAAGCGAACGCTCCCTATCCTCGGCGGTCAGATTAGGGATAACGTCATGCATCAGCCCACCGCCCGACGCTGCCTACGTGCTTCCTCCATGCTGATGACGTTCGAGGAACCCGAATACGAGGACGCCTTCAAATCATTCGCCTGAGGCGCGTCGAACTTCAAATCGTTACGCGCCTTCGGAGTGACGCCGATCATGGCCTCACGCTGGCGAATCTCAGCCGCCAGAATCGCACGCCCCTTACGGGAACGTTTGAAATCATCCTTGAGCAGCGCCGTATCCAACACGAAATCCCAGTCAGGGCCGACGCCCATACGCTGAGCCAACGGGCTACGACGCAAATCCTCATACCAGCGGCGAGTGACCGGCAACCATTCATCGCCCGTATCCGGGCGAACATCAGGCAGTTCCGGCCCAACCGGCTCCTCGGGACTGCTCAGCAAAGGCATCGCGGCTATCTTGGACGCCCTACGCCCGTTTCCTGCCATGATTCACGCTCCGTTTCCGCCCATTCCGGGCTGTCCGACGCACGGGCTTTTCGCCCCTGCACCGGTCGTGAACGAGAATGCGGTTCTCCAAAGTCGCTGAATGCGACTTCTCCAAAGGAACCTTCCACTCAAAAGCCGCGCCGTCAGGCCCGGCACTATCTACATCGACCAGTCCGCCGCACTTCTGGCAACGGCCGGCACACTTCTCAATCACCTGCGAACGGGTGAAAGACTCGACAACCATCCGAGGCCGTTCAGCCGGTTCCACCGTCCGCTCATGCAACACGGTTTCAGGACGCGACGGCAGCTCGGGATGCAGTTGACGTTTACGGAAATACCTCAAACGGCACTTGTCCGAACAGAACAAGCGAGAGGAACGCTCAGGGTCGAACCATTTGAAGCACACCGGACACATGCGGGTACGCAGTCTCCTCAACGGAGTGCCGGAATAATAGTTCCGGTTGTAATGCTCCCTGCACAACCCTTTGGCGCACACCGGGTTAAGACACCCGAACACAGCGCAACGCTCTATCGAAAAGCCGGCCTCGAATACCATTCGGCCTCCTCGCGGCTCCTACGCTTTTCCACCCGAGCCTCACCACTCTCACGAGCGGTTTTCTGCTTATGGTGATATGAGCACAACGCCCACAGGTTCGACGGGGAATCATCATCAGGCTCACCGTTCTTCGCGCGAACCTTATGATCGACCTCATTGGCAGGATAGCCGCAAATATGCTTCGCCCCCGTATGCCAGTCGGTCACAATCCACTGGCATCGATGGTGGTCCCGCTCTAATATCCGCTTGCGGGTCCGCTCCCATCCGGGGTTGAACCGTGCATCACGGTTGGAAGATGACCAAGCCACGATGACTCCTTACACGTAGGGGGCGGAGCCGGTGGGAGCGTGGCGAGCGAGCATTCCAACGGGGTTAATCCAAATACAGGGGATGTTGGTCCACGAGCCACCGGCTCCTAGAGGCAATCCCGAGAATCGAACTCGAACCTGCGCTTTACGAGAGCGCCGCTCTTCCAATGAGCTAGAATGCCATGCCTCCCACTAGAGGAAGGCTATTCAGTTATTGCCGTACGGCATGGCGTGAAGCCGCCGCCGGCGACTGGCGATGACTGAGAAGCTGTCACCGCCAAGAGCTGCCTCTTCTCAAGGCATCGCATACCCGGGAAGAATCGAACTTCCGTAACCGGTTTTGGAGACCGGTGCCTGAACCACTCGGCCACGGGCATATAGGTCGTAATATTTCGCTCGTCAGACGTCCGACCAGCCGTCTCCGCGGAGAGAGTGGGAGTCGAACCCACACGCCCGTAAGGGCAGACTGTTTTCGGAACAGTTGCCGCCGCCAATCGGCTGGCCTCTCCAAATCTCGCAACGCGCCGCACGAATATAATGCGACGATCTCCGGGCGCTACCCGACGTTCTCTGCGACCGGGACACCCTAGGTATTCAGCCCCAGTCCTAACAACCAGATATTTGGCACTACATTGCGATTGTGGCGGCAGGGAGAATCGAACTCCCATTGCCAAAGGCAGTCGGGTTACAGCCGACGCGCACTCCACGTGCCTACCGCCAGACCCCGATTGTGGCGCGACCCGTAGGTCATCCACCCCCAGCCCCTACGTAGCAGACCAGATCGGGAAAACAAAGGCCGCTTCATAGAAACGACCTAGGAAACTCCTTCTACGACATGTAGATGAGCTAAGAATTGCGAGGTGGTGGATTGCGTTTTACCACCAACGCCGAGCATGTGATGCACTAACCGTGTACCGCTGTAGCGTTCCTCGTCACACTTCCCCCGCTAAAGGGTGCCGCTAAGCCGTGACGCAGCCTTAACCCGGCATACATGCAATCCGGGTTTATTCAGCCAACCTCATAAAGCACCAAGGGAGCGACCCTCGATACTTCGCGGACGGTGCGAGATTCGAACTCGCGGAACGCCAAAACGACGTTCGGCGGCTTAGCAAGCCACTGCAATCAACCGGACTCTGCCAACCGTCCACACCGCGCCCCGGTTCAAGAAACGACACCAACACTGTCTGTTGATGTGATCTAAAGGCACGGCAAAAACAAAACCCCGACGCCAATGGCATACGGGGTGAATAATAATTTGTCAGGAATCTGAGCCTTGCTCCATTCCCCGACAATCCATCTACACGACAGTTTACTCACAACAAGCGTTGCAGCAAGCGTTGCAAGAGTATTCCCACCACCAATGAAACGCTAATTCAAAAAATGGCCCAGCAGATCATTCACGAGCAGAACCATTGTCCGTGCGGCCCCCACGTCTTACCGGGGTGGGGCTCTCCCACCCCCATGTGTGCGCGTGCGCGTGTACGCGCGTGTGGGCGTGCGCGTATGCGTGCGTACATGCGTGCGTGTGGGCGTGCGTGTGTGCGTGTGCGTGTGCGCATACGTGTGCGTGCGCGTATCCGCGCGTGTACGCGCGTAGGCGTGTGCGTATGGGCGCGTGCGCATACATGCGTGGTTATGGGACTGTGCGCGGCGGCGGCATGAGGTTGAGTGATGTTGGCTCATGTTTGGTGATTGTTGCATGGTGCAACTGTTGTATGTGCAACTATATGGGTATGGGAGTAGTGGCGTGGGCTCTGTGGTTTGACGGTTTTTGTGGTGGTTATGGTGGTTTCGACACGCCGAGGGACGCTAGCGTTTGCAAGGGTTTACGTTGTGCCCGTCTACTGCCGACTTGCGTACCCAAACGGTAGCGCGTATAGTGATGGCTATCAACAAACAACAAACACCAACAACAAGAAACCGAGGTACAGAAATGGTCTACTACCGAGATGCAGAGATTAGGGCCACGGCTTACAAAGCAGTCCGAGAGTTAGCCGAGATGGGTAAGGTCCTCACCTATGACAACGTGCTGAACATCACGGCCTACACGCTCGGTATCGAGATGGACGACAACGAGGAATACCCCGCCGAGCTATACCGCAAGTTTGACAACGTGTGGAATGACCTCAACAAGTAATCAGCGCGGCCATAGTGGCTAACGCTAGGGTGCAAGTCCCTAGTCGCGCACTTAGTCCCCTCTATCCAAAACTCATTGTGAGCGGCGGGTAATCAGGCGGACATGCTCATTGATAACTTAAAAGTGTTGCCGAAAGTCGGTTGTAATCTGCGCAGTGAGAGTGCGTTAGACAAGATTACGTAAATGAGTCGCGTCTACCGGCGTCTAGCCTACCGGGCTAGTGAGGATAAGAAAGCGGGTTTCCGGCATGGAATTGTCCCCGCTATGGACGTTGCCACTTATGGTGGCAGACATGGAGATATCTCATTATCTTCTTGCGACGGCTAAACCGAGCGTCTGGAATTGTATAATTGGGCCCACTGAACGGATAGCGAGGTGGGTCATGACTGACAACTGTATTAGGGAGTATCGAGCCAAGCGCGGCTGGACTCAGCAACAATTGGCCGATAGGGTAGACGGTGTTACACGTGGCAGAATTGCCGCTTGGGAGACTGGCGCTAGAGACTTGCAAGACGCTTCTTTTAGTGTCGTGCTTAGAGTCGCTGACGCATTCAAGATGTCTAACCCACGTCGCCTATTGGAGGCCCCTAAGGAGCCGAAAGAAAGCACTAGTGAAAGCTAGGTGCGAGCCCTAATCGATTCAATTCTTCGCCTGACTGTAGGCGTTGTGTGCAGTCGGCCTAGCTCACTGGGTTTATCCCATAGTCTAGGCACTCATAGCGTGTCCCAAGGTGGACGGGATACGCTGGAACCTGTTATATCGAAAGGTGGTGAGCCGTGCCGGTTGGCGATATCGTCGTTGACCCGCGTATCCAGACTCGACATCCCGACGTGTCCGCTGATTCGGTGCGCGTGGCATGGTCGAACGTCGTGCGGTTTATGGCGCGTGAGGATACCGACCCGTTGCGTTATGTGGCGGTTGGATACGACGAGTACGGGCGTTTGCTGGAAATGGTGGCGGTACTAGATGAGTCGGATCGTTGGCATGTGTTCCATGCCATGCGTGCGACGCCGAAGGTGCTGCGGGAACTGAAACTTTTGTAAAGGAGGAAGTGTCATGTCTTTTGTTGCGAAGGGTGGCCGTGTGGTCACTGATGACATGTTGGACAAGTGGGCCGACGATGCGGATAACGGCGAGTTCGGCGGAAGGCCGGGTGCGGTGTATTCCGGGCCTGTCGTTCCTGTCGCTCAGGCGGATGCTGTCAGTCGGACGTTTTCGTTAAGCGCTGACATGTCGGCCATGTTGGATGCCGTCGCTAAACGTCGTGGCGTGTCCGCTGATGACATCATGCGGCACGCGCTGGCGCGTGAGTTCGCGTCAGTGTGAGCTGTTCGGCGTGCTGGTTTTCCGACACGCCGATTTGTTTAAACCAAAATGATACGTTATGCTATCAATTATCAAGCCCAATCGGGCAAGACAAAAGCAAGTTTGAGAACTTAACAGTGTTTCCCTACATGCAAATGATACATTTTGCTGTCATAATTGGTTTACCTACTACTAGAGAAAGCGGGTAAGCCTATGGGACTTAAGGAACTGCGCAAACAAGCCGACTTAACACAAGTTGAGCTAGCCAAGCGCACTGGAATAGCGCGAACAATCATCAGCAGTTATGAGACCGGGCGGCGAGACGTTCGGAACATGACTCTTGAAAACGCTTTGAAGATATCCAGTGCACTCAACTGCCAACCGAGCGACCTGATGCGTTAAAAGAATGCGGCTAAGTAGCGCCAACTACCTAGCCGCGTGCCTTAAGTTGAAAGTTCTCTAACCAATCAATCAAATCGAGGCTGTGCTATCTTAGCACGCCTCACATGGAAGTGAGGAACCATGCGTAAAATTCTGGCGGCTTCAGCCGCGTTAATCACACTTTTCACCCTGTCCGCTTGCGGTAGTGATACCGCGAACATCCCGCAATGTGAGAACGAAGACGGCTCGGGTCAAGCTGGACTCTGCTACTGGGATAGTGCTCGAATGGGCAACGGACGCGGTACCGGCCTGTACATCTACCAAGACGGCATTCTAATCGACGAACGCTACTAAGTCTTTCAATCAGATTCAATCAGTCGCGCGGCTGTCTCCGCGCTTCATCAATTCAAGGGAGATTCAACAATGTCTATTGAGGAAATGTGGGACGCGCTGAAAGATGATTACGGTGTGTCCGAGCAGACTTTGCAAGTTGTCACCAATATCAATGGCTACAGTACCGACACCATGCATGACGTGCTGTACGCGGTAGCCGCCGAACGTCACTTCGATGGCGAGGTGGCATGATGGCACGCTACTTCTACGCTTTCCACTGGACTTGCGGTGTCGGCAAAAAATGGGATGACGGCTCATGGCCCGGGAGTCTCATGGTGTTTGATTCGGCGTCGGAGCGTGACGCTTGGGTTGCTGATGACGTTTTTGATGGTAACTGGCATCGTGAGGCCATTACGGCAAAGGAGGCGCGTCATATCATGGCGGGCACTGTTATCGGTTTTGATAATGATATGGCCGCACGGTACGACGGTAGCCGGTCGGCTGTCGAACGGTACGCGCCTACCGCCGAATTGGTCAGGGCATGGCGGCGTATCGACATGCAACTTAACCCAGTTGCGTGTATGGGTGAGTGATCGACCATGATTGACCATTACCGTTGCAAGTCGTTTCCCGTGGCTGTTGCCACTCAATCGCATTATGAGGCCAAAGGTTATCCCGTGGAGCTAGTCCCGTGGGGTAGGGGCTACATGGTGCGAGTCCATCGTTAATAAATCGTTGTGGGGCATGGCGTTGTGGCCGTGCCCCTCTTGTTTAAGGGAGATTCAAAATGTCCATTACCGTTAAAGATGTTGCCGACATGGTGGAACGTGTTGACGAAAAACTATCGCCATTGACGCGCTATGACGGTTTCCAACCCTATGAGGGCATCTATCGCCTTGGCGACTGGGGATATGTGACGGAAACCGAATATAACAAGGCTTTCGAGCATGAAGATGGTTGGGCGCAAGACGCTTACATTTTGGACGGTAACGGTGTGAGCCATACCCGCATTAGTCAGCTAATTAACGAAGACGATACCGGTAAGGCAATTTCCGATTACATCAATGAGCGTTTCAACAATGACCAAATGGACGACGTTTTCTACACCGAAGCCACCGAAGAGGGTGAATGCTGAGAGTCTTCTAGCCGCCTACTCATTCCAGAAAATCAATCAAAATCGAATCTTTACAAGTGAGGTAAACCAAAATGAAGAAGCTGACCAATGACCCGTCGCGTAACGTGAATGCCGTGAGCGGCATGTGGGTGCGGTTGCGCAAGGATGGCTCGAAATATGATGTTCGGTATGTGAACGCTCGGGTTAGACGAGTCTGGTCACTTTCCCAGACTTCGCAGGGCACGGCGTGGAATGTTCAGGCCAAGGGAGTCCAGTATGAGGACTTTTTGAATGGCATGAGGTCAAGCTCCGTTGACCTTGAGCATGGTTGGATGCTCATACCCGATTCCGAGCGTATGAAGACAGTGCCGGTGCCGGTACCTACCGGAATGGACGCTAAAACGGTTGGCGGCATTGTCGCGCACCCATCGATCGATGCAAACTGGAAGTGTGAGGAGGAACGCTTCACGAGCAATGTTCAGTGGCCGGTGCCTATGCCCGAGGACGCGATATTGGAAGACGAGTTCATGGATGATGAACCCGCGCCGGATACACAGGAGATTCCCGAAGTGCCGCCGAAGGTGAACAGTTTCGCCGTCTCCTATTGTACGATGCCTGACCTGATGATGGCTAAGGAATGCCCCGAATTGCAAGGTTTGGGCCCTATCCGTCACTTCCGTACCAGCAAGGGCCGCAAGGTGGCCTACGTTGCTTCGGCCAATGGCAGGTGCGTTGTCGCCTACCGTGCCCGTTATGAGCGTGGCAGTGACAGGCAGTTGGAAAAGGCGGTGGCCGATTACGTGGCTACCGTCCGCGACAAGTGGGTTAAGGCGGCGTGACATGAGCGAGATTCGGGAGAAAGCCGTACGCCTGTTGTTGCAGGCGGCTTACGAGATGGCCGCCGATAACGCGGATAGCGTGGCGGATATCTTCGACTGCCAGCATGGTTTTATCGATGATTTACGCCGTCGTGCCATGCTGAAGCTGGACAAGCCATACACCGCGCCGGACTTCGATACTGCGGAACAGCAGATAGCCGAAACCGGTTTGTCGTTGGACATGCTCGACAAGAGGGCGCGTGAGGCGTTCTCACAGAAGTATTCCACCACGTATGACCGGTATGAGTGCGCTATCGGCTGGTGCATCGACGACATGCTGGGGTGGGAATGATGGAAGTCAAGATACCCACTAGCAAGATTCGTGAGGTTCTGGAGTCCTCTGGCTATGCGTATACGCCGGATAATATCGCGGCGGTACGCGCAAACATTCCACTCCACACGTCTGACCTGATTCTGGCGGCATTGAACGCCACCGATTTACCCGACAAGCGGTTTGCTTTGCCGCTGTTCTAAGGAGCTTTTCAAATGACCACTTACTATATGCAAGACAAGCATGACCATTACCGTTACACTCGAATCAGCAAGCCCCGCGCCTACTGGGAGTGGCTGACCTACGCAGTGGAATGGCTGGTCTGCTGGCATGAGATCAACCCGTGCACGTTCCATCACTTCGGTTGGCGTTTCTGGCATTGGGTGCCTTGTTGGGCCTATTGCGAGGCGATGGAAGGCGGCGATATTGCGGAGCAGTCCTATCTTGACTCATTTCGCAAGGTGGAGTATTCCGACAATGGCCGTGTGGCCGCCATGAACATCCGGAGACTCGGATACGCGGCTCTGGTTGAATCCCAGACAGGCACATCCTGACCGGGAGGGGTGCTTATCAATCACCCCAGGATGTTCCGCCACCAATCCCTCGGGAATGGAACAAAGGTAGGAGGAGTCAACCATCGGTTTGCTCCGTTCTCACTACCGGGCAGGGACAAACCGCGATGCTCGTCATCGCGGTAATTGATGGCCTCATGGACTTGTTCTATGAGGCCATTCTTATAGAAACCATCATTTAGAACCGCATCATAGGGCTTTCTATGGTGCGGTTTTCACATAAATCAGCATTTAGACGGGACTTTAGAGCGTTCTATTGTTCCGTCAATCGTTTTACCGGACAATAACAAGGGAGTTTCCATCATGGATGAAGAAACCGAAGTCTACACGATTTACCAGCGCGTGACGCAGATCGAGAAGCGTCACGTCACCGCGCCGAAAGGCTTGACGTTCAACCAGTTGAGCGACTGGGTTGACGAAAACGGCGTTGGAGACCTGTTGGACATTGACGAACTGGACAACGATATGGTCAGCGCCGATTACGAGGACGGCTCTCATGTCAAGAGAAAGTGGGCGAATTGATTACCGCAATCTACCGTTATGAGCGTTTCGACCCCGCCACCAACACCGAGTTGTGGCGGCGTATACCACGCTGGGAGCTGCGTCTCATATGGCTGAAGGCATGGCTTAAACGCGATAAGGCGGCTCGAATCTCTTACGGGGCTTGGCTGTACGCCAATGCTTCAGGCGGCGGGCAATGGTTGGCCGCTGACATGTTGGACTGGAATCAGGAGGTAATCAATGGACGCTGAACGTATGAGAGCCGCCTTGCATGAGGTGTGGAAATACTATGACGAGGCGGGGGAGAGCGGGGAGAACTATGTGCTTGCCCCCGATAATCTCGCCAAGTTCGCCGCCGACCTATGCAAGGAATACCAAAATCTTGATACACAGAAAGCCATAGGACTTGTGGCCTTCTGGGAATTAGCAACCATACCCAAGGAGCTATTATGACTGACTTTGACACGCTTTTCGACGCAACCAACAATGAGAGCGGAATCATCATATTCCCCAACAATGACGTGATTATCGGCAATTGGACGTATTCGGGGCATGGCGTCCCCCGACTCTCCCCGTTCGGTGACACGCTCGTTTCCACCGGCACCATCGATAAGGCTGAGAATAAAGGCTTGGTCAATATCAAGGATTATCTCACCGGATTGGACGGTTTCGACATCGTTTATGACAGGAATGATGATTACCCGCAGATCAAGGCCGATGACATGGCGAGATTGTGGGAGATCGTCAACAATGACGAAACCCTACGGGTGCTTGCCCCAGTCGATTGGAACTAGTGCGTGTCCGGTGCTAATTGATGGGCGGTTACCACGAGTAAAAAAATAAATGTGGGCCCGATTATACAAGAAAACCCGTGGAGCACTCGGAATAGAGTCGTTCCACGGGTTTTTATATTGAGACTGTTAGAAGCCGCCACTGCCTCTCAAGGAAGCACACTAGGGCGGCATTCTCATGCTTGACCGACTACTTCAACGGAAAGTCGAATACCAGCTTATATCCGCTTGTAACCGGGCCTTCCACAGGTGTGAATGTGAGACTACCGTTGTCGTTTTCCGCGATCAGGTAATGATTCGTGCATTCCTCGTTCCATTGGACTTCCCATACCGCGTCGGTCGGAACCTTTTGGAGAAAATCATGCAGCTCGTCAATGGAGATTCTAACCGGCATGATTCTGGCGAGCGTGGTCTTATCCACCTTGACTGTGGCGATGGACTCCACGCTGTCATACGTTTTGATAGGCGTATCCTCTCTGGGGGTATCCGGTTCATCAATGATCGTTCCCACTGGTATGAAGTCGGGTGGAACGTCGGATAGGACACCCGTGAAAATATTGCATGCCAAGTCCATGTAACGCTTCACAGTTCCCCCTTGGCTTTTCTCGTGTAGTATTCCTCAGCAGACAACAGTTCCAGAATCGGAGTCTGCTTATTGACCTCCAACAATTCCTCCCATGTCATCCACGGATGAAGACCCGCCAGGGTCCCGCACCAAGATGTTTGATACGGTGCCTTGTCATCGTGTCCGAACAGCCAATTATCACTGCGGGGAGCATACCGTTTGATGATCCGTCCCCAACCGGTTTGTGACCCAAAGCGGATGCGCGCCCAGTATTCGCCCGGCAGTATCGGTTCCACGATACTCGGACGCGGCTTCTTCTTAGGTGCGGGACGAGTGGCGTAGGCGAAATCCTCCTCATAGACAACGAGAAACACCGAAACCGGTTCCTTTTCGACTCCCAGCTTCCATGTGGCTGAGACACCAACTCCGTCTCCCTCGACCTTAATCATGGAATGCCAATCAGTGCGGGACTTGAACCTGTATGTGTTCGTGCTGCCTTTGACGTGAATCAAATCGCCGGGCTTCAGGTCATCCCAGCCGACGCGAATCTTCTTGCTCACCTGTGGTCCTCCTTGCCGATATCGCTGAATCGTGTGTAAAGCCGGTCGTTCACGACATACGTGTTGTAATCATCCTGTTGGATGTACCACCAGCGGTTTTGATGGCCGGCCTTCAAATACTCCTCGCACGTGTGGTCGATAGTGTTGTCGGGGTTGACCTTCTGCCTGAACGACAGTTCATCAACCACGTTGCTATCGGCCACGAGACCGGCTATCCGGTCGATACGCTCCGGCGTGAAATCGGGAGTGACCACGTACACGACACGCACCTTCTGACCGTCGAACCATTTGCGGGGCAATGCCAACGCCACGTCATCGGACAAGCTCGTGGGACGCATGTGATACACCACGCGGCTGAACCTGACCTGCTGCATGACTTGAGCCACGTTGCGTCCGCATTGGAAGTAGCTGGTGTGCATCTCGGTTTCCGTAAGACAGTCTCCGGCCCTGCGTATCGCCTCCCGGTAGAAGGCGACACGTTTCGACGCTTCCGGCTCGCGCATGGGGAACAGGGGGTCTCCGCCGCCGCTGAAGCTCAGGAACCTCATGGGGTGGTGTTCGCTTTCACGGCTGATGGTCCGCAGCGTGGCCTGCATGTCCGTCACCGGCACGTTCAATCCGGTTTTCCTTACGATGCAGTAGGGGCATGTCCAATGACAGCCGAAATTCGTGATAACCGAATAATGTCCGTTCATTGTGTTTCTCCGATAAGCTGTTCCATTTCACTCACGTTGTCCTGCTTGCGTTTCAACGCATTGCAGCGACGTATCCACTCGCGTTTGCGCTTATAGACGTTTGTTATCCCATCGTTGCTCAACAGTTCGTTGCATGAGCAGACAAGCTGGGGGATGTCCGACTCCGAGTCCGTTTGCACGACGGGTTTCTCCCCGCAGGCGGGGCATTCGGGAACCGGCTCGTCAACCACTGCCTTCAACCGTCTGCAACCGGTATTCCACTTCTGAACACTCTCGTCTTCAAAAAACGAGGTGAACGAAAGGATGCTTTCGACGTGATCGCACCATTCCAAGAGCGGCCACGAGTCTTTTTCCAGCCAGTAGTCGAGGTAGTTGCGGGTGACGCACACATGCTTCAGTTTGGGTACGAGTCCGCAGATGGGGCATGGTTCCACTACCGGTGGTTCAGGTTCCGGCTTTTCGACCGGTTCCGGCTCCTCCAAGTGCAGCAGTCGCTTCAGCCAGTTCATACGTTCCTCGATTCCATCGACTCGTTGAACGCCTTCTGGAACGCATAAACCCCGGCTTTAACGGCCTTTTCGACGGAACCGTCGGGCGGCGGCGTCACTGTCACGTGCGCGCGTAGCTGCATGTCGTCGCCTATGCACACGCTGTCCGGTTCCAGTTCGCCCACCACCGGGACTTCCACGGTGAACGTGGCTAGTTGAAGCGCCTTGGAGTACAAGCTCAATTCCACTTCCGTGGTACCAAGATTGATGCTCATTGAGTAATCTCCCTGTGTCCGAGGAACTTGTTGACGAAGAACGTCTGACCTTTGCCCGTGACTTTCGGCGTCTTGTTGATGGTCGTGTGACCGTCCGAGTGAACCACGGTGGTTTCCTTGATCTCGAACAAGCCCAATTCCATAGATTTCTGCGTGGGCATGTTGCGAGAGCTGCCGGTTTTCATCAGCCATCCGTTGTCCCTCAGCCACGCGAACAAGCGAGTGCCGCCAATATCCACGCCATTGCCTTTCAGGACTTTCGCCAAGTCGCCCACAAGGATGCTGGTCTTCGAGGTTTCCACAGCGTCAGCGAACAATGCCTTGGGACGCATCCGTTCGACCTGTGCTTGGGCCTTCTCCTTTTCCGCCCGCTCCTGTTTGATTTGCGTGGCAAGCCGGATAAGGAAGTCGGGTTCGGTGACTGCCTTTTCCAAAGTCGATTCGGTCATGTACGCACCATGCCTGCGAATCGATGGCAGCACCTCGTGCGTGACCCAGCGTTTGAACTCGCGGGCTTCGGGCTTGCGGCTGCGTAACACGAGGGAGTACAGGCCGGACTCGGACACGAAAACGGGTGCCTTGCCGCCGTTCTGGGCAATGTCCGTAGTACGGATATTGGTGATTTCATCGGCATCGAGGTATTCCCGAATATGGTTGGTGGCCGTACCGAGAATGGCGCATACGTCCGCTCCAAGGAACCACGGGTTGCCGTGTTCATCGGTTAGGACACGCACCTGAATGCTGTTGAAGTCGAATGGTTGAATCTGATTGCTCACTTGTCGTCTCCTTCCTTGGATTGGTTTTGCGAAACCTGCATGATCTCCCACACGTCCGCGTCCTCCGACAGGCCGGACGCGAGACGGTAGAAGTCACTGAACCGGTAAAGCGGATTGCTGTACGCATCCTCGCCCTGCTGGGGCAACTGGCCTCGATGTATCCAACTACGCAAAGTGCTGCGGTTCACGCGCATTCCGCACGCCTTGATGATGTCCAACAGTTCGCCGCGGGTTCTCACCGCCTCCGATTGGAGGAGACGTTTCACCCGTTCCGCCCTGATGAGGGCTACCGGCATACTGAAACCGCATTTCGGGCATTTCGCCGTCTCCGCGTCCGCGTAGCAGGAAAGCTGGCCCAAGCACTTGTCGGCGGGGCATGAGCCGTACAATACGGTTTCCCCGTCATCGTCCGTGAGGAAACGACGCAGCTTGCGTGTCAGACTGTGAACCAGTTCCGCGTACACGGGGGTGCTCGAATGCTCCACGAGTTTCGGATGATCGGCGATACGGCGAACCATGTCCGACAGTGGCGTGGACTCGGGCAGATTGATTTTCAGACTGCGCACCCACTCGTACAACGTGCCTTGCAACCCCGGATAACCGTGGTCATCGTCCGCGTACAGCAGATCATGCAGGGCCTCGCGTAACGGTGCGGGCGCAGTGCCGGATTGACCGCCGCCACCGTTCTTGTGCCCGTAGGCGCGGTTGATGCGATACTCGCACAGGTCGGGCAGACTGCGGTCCAACCATCGCAGGTCGCCGGTCAACTGGCTGGCGTGCTTGTCGCACAGGAGATTCAGATTCGGTTCGACGCCATGTCCGATAAGCGGCGACGGCGCGTCGGTGACGATATCCCGCCAGCAACCGTGGTAGCGGCAGAGCCTCGTGTTTTCAGTGGAAAAAGACAATAGTGACCTTGACCTTCGGTTTTTTTGAAGGTCTCGGACGTGTCAGCAACTCTTAATTATGCCATCAAACCGGTCATTGTTCAGCCGGACGGCGTGTCGCCAGAACCTCGTCCAATGTCACGCCCAAACCCGGATTGAAATCACTGGACTCACGCCGGCGCTTGGGTTTCGCGGGCGGCAAGCGCAGCGGGTCACGCGCGGCCAACGCCACCTGTCGAGACTCGTCCGAGGAACGGCCCATCATGCGCTGCCGGCGATACAACCACGCCTGATCTTCCACTAGTCCCAGACGTTCGCACTCCCGGCCTATCTGCGCTTCGGACGGTTTCGCACCGTTGCGCAGCTTGCGGACGATGCCGTTGATGTCGCCGGAACCACACCAGCGACCCGTGCTGTTGTCCGCGTAGAAGCGTCGAACGGCCTCACGCGCCTCTGCTGCCGTGATATCCGAACGCAGTTCCGAATGAAACGCGTCAAGCTGAACATCATCCCACTGAGCGTTGCCGTGATGCGCGTTAATCAGCGACAACAACGCCGCCGCCTCACCCTTGCTGAGCATTGAGACCTCCCTGCGAGTATCGGGCACGCTCCTCCTCGGTCATGTACTGCCAGGTTTTCGCCATGTTCGCTTCGAGATTCTGCTGGCTGCGGGACTTGACCGGCTGGACTTGCCGGGCCCTTGGGGTCTCCGGTTTGGGTTTCTCCCAGTTGCGTGCGTACAGTTCCCCGCCGATGAACCGGCTGAACGTCTTCACGAACCGTTCCTCGGTGGCCCCGACATACGCTCGGGTTTTGGCTTCAAGAAACTCGCACGGGTCAGCCTCGCCGGCGGCTTTCACGATCTTGGGCCATTCGATTTCCAACTGCATTCGAGCCTGAGAGGTCTTCCCGTCGAACCTGTTCGTCGGGTAAATACGCTCAAGACTGTCGAGCAGTCCATCGAAGTCAGGCTTTGAGGGGGTAGGGGGAGTTGAATTATCTTTAGATAATTCATTCTGGTGTTCTGGTGTTCTGGTGTTCTGGTGTTTGTCCCGATTCAGACGTGATTCAGCCGTCTGAAAGTCATCTGAATCGGAGGTTTTTACCTCGTTCTTATTTTTACGGTAATTTTCAGCATTGCTTTCACGCTTCTTTTGTACCTGTTCGCGACTGCGATTGTGTATAAGATAATCGTGAATATAGTACCCGTTGTTCCCGTCCGGTTCGATCATGCCGACATTGCATAGTGCTTCAAGTTCTGAATCGGTGATATCCAGCACGTAAAGCGCATCATCTTCACTGATATGACCGTCTGAAAGATTATCTCCGCAGAAGGTAAGCATCATCGTGAACGCACCTATCGCGCTCGGGCATGTGTGCCTGAGTTTTCGCACCTTGCGATTCATGTAGAAGCCGTTGACAAGCTGGATGTATCCTTTGCGGGCCATCGTTATACCACTTTCCTGAAATCTAAACTCACCAGACTCATTCCGTCTCCTCAATCATGGTTTCGAGGGCAGCGACCGCGTTCTCACTGCGGTTCTCGGCTACTGCCTTCCGCGCCAGTGCGAGTAGTTCCTTGGCTTGTCGGATATATTCCTCATGGAAGCCGGGAATCTCACCGGCATAATTCCATGCGTCATCCTCGTCTTTCGCCGCGTAGCTATCGACGCCATCCCATTTGCAGCTGTTCCAGCAGAGCCGTCTCGCCACGGCCTCAATCTCTGCATTCGTGGGTGGTGCGTTGCGGCCACGCAGGTAAGCTTCCTGCAAATCGTCCGTGTCGCAGTAAAACAGTTCCTTGACATGCGTTCCTTCCCAGTGGCGGGTCGGATACGCCTTCTCGGCTTCCTGTTCCGCGATGCTCATTCCCACATCTCCGTTTTGTTGTTCCTGTAGTTCTTGCACAAGTTCCACGCGCAGACCCATGTCATGCGGGAGGAGTTCTAACACACCGTTCATTTCTCGTCCTTCCTCTTGTAATATCAATCGGCGATGCGAACGCCGTCACATGGAATGTGATGCAGCTGGTCCCCACTCGTATTTCTTCTCTCATTACCGTCTCCCTGGTTTCGGTGGTTGCTCCATGTATTTCTCCAGCATCCAGTCGGGCAAATCCTCCCTTCCAATGCGTTCGATAATCTGGTTCAATGCTTCAAACGATTTGATGCGTGCCTGCCGGTAGAATTTCTGATCTTCAACCATGTCGGCGAGCACCCCTTGCCAGTACTTCATTTCCTCACTGTTGACGCTCATTTGCGTCTCCTTGGCTCGAAGGTCTTAATGATTCGCTGCGAAGTATCGCAGGTTACGCGCACCTCGTATGGCCTGTGGTGGGAGTCGGCGCGCTCCTGTGCCACATCCGACGCCTCTTGGAGCGTTTCGTACACTCTGCATGTGTACAGTCTCATATCACCCTTCGGCCGGACGATGTAGCCGGTCCAGATGCTTGTGCCCAACGTGCCCATGCCGTTCACTGGTATTCCTCCACCGTGTCGCAGCCGATGGTCGTGCCATGGTCTGTCAGGCAGGCCCATGTCACGTCGCCGGTCCTGACCGTCTCCGTGCCGTAATCATGATGCGTGCCCGCATACCAGTACGAATAGATGCTGAATCCCGCCAGAAAGAGCGTTGCAACGACTGATACCACCAGTGCGACAATCAAACTTTTCTCGACCTTGTCCAATCCGCCCATCACTCACCGTCCTTTCCGATTTTGTTGGTCTCCTTGTATGGGTTTCCGCTTGTATATGGCGGGAAGTCGCATTCATGGTCTTTCCAACCGGCGGCATAGCCTTCGCTCCATGCCTTGCGGCGTTCGTGTTCCAACCCTTCCGGGCTGTACATGGTTTCCGGTTCGTCGTCACTGTTCTCAAGGATGTAGATGTTTGCGACCTCGCCTGTGTTATTGGAGAGGTCTTGCGGGAGGGTGTCCACGCGCGTAACCTTCCAGCCCTCGTCCAGCCGCCTTCTGAGCGCCTCCAGATTGGCCAAGTAACGCCTTTGGGGGCGACCATCCCAAAATATCGGGCAAGCCTTGTATCGTCTGCTCATTTCGTGTCCTCGCTTGTGAGAATCGCTAGTATGGTGTCCTCGCATTCCGGTTTTGGCAGTGGTTGCGGTGTGCTCATATCCTCGTAGTACTTGTTTAGAGCGTGCAAGCTTGTTTGCGTGTCTGGGTTGTCGGAATCGTAAAATACGGTCAGCCAGTCATACTGTGAGTTTTGCACGTATCGCAAGTGCAGTGGACAGAAGAATCGCGGCTCATTATCATTTGTGAACAGGCACAACCAGTCTTCGTCGTCGGTAATGTCCATGATTGCGTTTTCCTCGCTCGTTGCCCAGAAGTCGTACTGCATGCAACAGCCCGGGTAGTCACATTTTGCCAAGTAGGTTGTTCTCACTCTCATGCTCATTTCCTGTCCCTTTCCCAAATATTCTCAACCATCCCGCACCACTTATCCCATGCTTCCTCCCTCGTGTCGGCATAAGGGACTTCCAAGTGGGTGCAGAAAAACATGTAGCGGCCTCTCCATTCGAATATGAGCGGGACACATCCGTAGAGGGGGCAGCAGTGCCGAATCTTCGATGCTAGATTGAACATGTTCGTCTCCTTAAATCTCGTATGAAGTTGTGGCGGCTTCGCCAGTCCGATGGCGTGCCGCTCGTCGCCGTGAGCAGCACGCCGTCATCGAATATCTTCCAGTGGCCGCTGCCGGCGCGTACCACCGTGTAGCCGTGCGAGGCTATCCAATGCATGAGTTTGCGGTCATCTCCACGCGCGGTCATGCTTTGAGCCTCATCTTCAACGCGAGACCATTCTCATGCACGCCACCGTTGTCGAAGCCCATGAAACCGTTGAACAGTTCGTATTCGAGCAGGGCGGTGTCCACGCGGAACTCGTCATACCGATGATTTTTGATGCGGTCCATGACAAGCCTCATCGATGCGGCCGTATCCCTGCGGTCGGCCTGTATCGGAATGAGATACGGCCAAAGATTCCATTCGCCCGGATGATCGTTCAGCCAATGGGCGAAATCAACGAGTTTCCTATCTTCCATCATGTTCTCCTTGCCTTTTCGATGAATTCGCGCAGATACGGGTCATCGATGTCGATGGGGTGGCCGGCGAAAACCATGCCGCCCTCTTGGATGGGCAATGGGGGAGTGCGTTTGGTTTTATGCTCCCTTGCCTATTTCGCGCTTCCGGCTCTATACCGGTCTTGCCGTCCAAGTCGGTTGACGGGCGAACATGATAGGCGGCGAAGAACGGGCCGAGATTGTACGTGTAGTTGAAGTAGCAGCCATAGTCATAGTCAGGGTCGTACCCGTAATCCCAGAAGTTCTCGGGAATATCCCGGCGTACCACATACAGGTCGTAGCTCATTCTTCGTCTCCTTCGATGATTCCATGTCCTGCTATCAATGCGAGGGTCTTCAAGTCGGTGAGCACGGGCTGGTTGTCCATGCTTGACAGCGAGTCCAAGCCGAGACCCTTCTGTTTGAACACGACGAACCAGTAAGGCGCGTCAGCGTTACCCGCCTCGGTACGGCCCTCCTGCATCCACTCCTTGAGTCTCCCCGTATAGGTGCTGTAGTTTTTACACTCCAATACGACCGGCTGGCCGTGGATACGCAGACCGGTGATATCGCCCTGGTCTTTCGTCCCATGCAACACTTCACGGTGTATCGTCTGCTCGCTGTCACCCAACCGGGCGCGCAAATAGTTGACCACCTTGGATTCAAACAGTGTGCCTTTGGCTTTCTGTCGGCTCATTCGTCCATCCACCATTCAGTCGGGTCATCGTGAAACTGGCAGTCCACGCAGTCCCCGAAAACATTGATGATTCCTCCGCAGTACGGGCAATGCTCATACTGGACGGGCAGATAACTCGGACGCATAATCAGAACTCCGGGTTATCTCGTAATCGTTTTTGCACGTCCCCGCGCATCTGCTCGATCACATCGACCCGAAGTCCGGTAGCCAAGCGAATCTCCTCTGCCGGACGGTTCGAGTCTTCAATGAGCAGTTGCCATGCTCTACTTGCCGCTTTGCTCAACATGAGCCCCCTTCTCCAAATTAGAGCTGATACGCACCCGATAGTCGGTGATGTTCCAAGTCAGATGGTTCAACTGCCAGACGGTGAGTCCAAGAAAAACCAGCAGACAAAACGCTTGAACAATGACCATCATCGTATTCTTTGACGTGATGCCCACCGCGAGGGAGAACGAGAAAAACACGTCCCACCCCAAATACCAGTACACGGACCATAATCCGGGTTTGCTGCCGTCACGTCGTTCGTAAACCGTGACCATATCCTTGTCACTCATTTCGATTCCTTCTTCTGCTCCTGTTCACGCCACCCCATACGCCTTGCAATGGGTAGCCGCTGATTCTGTCGTGTTGCGCCGCGTACCGTGCGCATTCGCATATCGCCGGACATTGGGCGCAGGCCTTGAGCGCCAATCGTTCCTCGCTGGACGTGGTTGGGAAGAACAGGTCAGGGTCCATGTCACGGCACGCGGCCTTGTCACGCCAGCCGCTCAATTCAATTCCTTCTTCGCGTTTTGAGACTACTTACGCTCATGATTCCTCCTTGAGCGTGGCGACATATTCGATGGCCTTGCGTTCACGTTTCGCATACTTCTCGCATTTGCGTTTGAGACGTTTGAGGCTCATGGCGTACAGGAAGTCTCTGAAGTTGCCGTCCTCGTAGATTTTGGCTCGATAACGGCCGCAGGTGCCTTCCGCGCCGATATGTGCAACCAAATGGTCTGTAAGCTGAATCTCGTTCATGCGTTCTCCTTTCGATATGGGTTTGGCGTGTATTCGGGCGATTCCTCGCCGGGCATGGGATTCATGTTCTTGACGGCTTGGATATACCCTTCTTCCCATGCTTTTTCGGCTGTCTGCCGGTCATGCTCCTTGAGCCATGCTTGATAGGCGGCTCGGCCTTCCTCGATGGTTGACTGGCCTGTACCGAAGCAACTCAATTCGACGGCGGATTGGACCAAATCGTCATACACTCGTGGTTTCATTCCTCCACCTCGGTTTCCTCGCCGTACTCGCCGTAGAGTTGGTCTGCCGCATCCTTGGTCGTGTAGAGGCATTTCGCGGGAGCGTGTTCGTAGTCGTAGATGGCGGCTGCGATGACCTTTCGAAACTCCTCACGGGTGAATGTCCTCGCCTTATAGCTCATCGTCCGTGCTCCTTTCGGTCTTGGAGTCCCAGAGTCGTTCTCAACTGTTGCAGGCAGCTGATGGCGTACAGGGTCTCGCGGTCCACCGTGCCGGTGGGCACCACGCTCGAAAGCGCCTCGTCCAGTTCCTTCAGTCTGGTCTCAAGATCCTCGGTGCGGGTCCACCGGCTGATCTGGTAGCCGTGGCGGCTGAGGATGTCGCACACCCGTTCGAACGCCTTGGACTGTGCCTGTATACGTCGTGCCTCGGTGGGTTCCTGCAACTGTTCGAGCTGTTGGAGCCGCAACGCCATCTTCGTCCCGAGCGCACGGCCTATGCCTTTCATCGCCTCTCGCTGTGCGACATACTCGGCGGCGGTCTCGTAATGCCCGTACCGGTCCGGCCGTTCGCTGGCGGCGAGCTTTTTCAGCAGCCGGTGTTCGACCTGCCGGGTGTCACCATGACTTGGGTTGGGTTTGCGCCGGTATCTCAACGTGCGTTTGGACGGGTCGTAGTACATGAGGCCAACCGGCTCGGGCACCTCGCTGCGGTCGATCATGCGGGCGGGGCAGACGAGGGTGAGATCGTCCACGTAATTCTTGTAGCACAGGTATTTCGCGTCGCGGAGGAAATCGCCGCGACTCACCTTGACCTCGAATCCGCTGATCCATGTGTCCCCGCGCCAGTTGACCTCCAACGCCACGCCGTCCAGACGCAGCACCGTGTCATTCGGCTCAGTGACCGAAATCTCCGACCAATACCCGTCACCGTCACGCCGGTAACGGGAGGCGAGTGCGCAATTGATGTCCATGGCAGTCACGTCACCGTTCATCGTCTGCCTCCGTGAAATCGTTGAGCGATGGGCTGGAACAGCTCATATCCCTTCTGGGCCCACATCTCCAGTGTTTTGAGGATCACGAGAATCGACAGTGAGTCGAGCCCGTCATCAGCCAGTTTGGGAATGTTGTTGTACTCTGTGTCCAGTTCCATACGCCCGTTCCGGCCGCTGGTGAATGTGAATCCCAGCATGTCCACGGGCGTTCCGGTTTCCTCCGGTGTGATGGTCAACCGGACCTTGAACTTCTTGCCCAACGGCATCGCCTTGTCACTCATCGTCCGCCTCCTTGATTGCCTGTTGCAGTGCCTGCATGATTTGTTTCGCCTCGTCCACGCTCAGATAAGCGCTTGCAGATTGGCCAACGGTCTTGTGCTCCGGGCGGGAGTCGTCCCGGTCGAGGTGAAACGTCACCAAGCTGGAAGAGCCACGCCGATGATTGGCGATCTCTACCCGATAAACCATGTATTCGTCATCGTCAATCGGGATAGTGAGCCTCGTGCCGGCATAGTGGATGCTGCCAAAGGTCAAGTCGAACGATTCCGTCTCAACGCTCAAGGTCCATCTCCTTTTGTCCGGGATTGTGCAGATCGAAATGCTTGCAGCCGGTACGGTTCACTCCGTCAGCCGTTACCACGGCCCACAATGCGGCCGACAAGCCCGCGATATACCCGTCATTCCAAGCACCCTGAATGCCATACTTAGCGCGCATCACAATGCGGTCGTGAATGGTCTTCTGCACGTCAAACGGTTCACTCATCGTCTGCCTCCAGACTCTCGTAAATCAGCTTGAATCGCTTGTCCCCGCATTTGGGACACGGGCTAATTTTGTGAAAACGCATCAGTCCATCCTTTCGTCCAACCATTTGATGTCCTCCCAGATCGAGGGCATGACCTGATCGAGAGCGCCCATACTGCTCAACGCCCATACAGCGCCGTAGTTGGTGCGCTCCCGCACCGCCGTGACATAACCTTTGTCCGGGTAGACGCGGGATTCCGCAATCCAGTGGAACGGGAGCATCCCCTTGCGCAGAATCAAAGTGGAACGTTCATGGCTAACCTTGATGAAGCTCCTCATGTCGCTCATTCCTCCGTTGCCTTCATCGGGTAATTGATGTCCACAAGCAACTGTGTGTAATAGCTGCGCGCCTTCACGAGTTTGAACGGCTTCTGCGTCTCCGGGACTCTGAACGGTGGCTCGTACTCCCACCATTCGCTGCCGTCGTATTCCTCGCGGCGCAGGAACCCGCCATCCGTGAACACCACGACCAGATCGGCGGCTATCTCCTGAGAGCCGTAGCCGTCGTCGTAATCGATGTCAAGCACCGGTTCGGCCTGACTCCACGGAATTCCCAGCTTCCCGTCGCGGGAGCCGACGAATCGAACGTCATCGGTCGAATGCCCGCTTCGTGATATCGCACTCTTGGTTTCACCTAAAAGATTCATTCTTCCGTTGCCTTTCCTTGTATTGCCTTGACTGCGAGTCGCATGGCGTCGTAGTATTCGGCCCTCAACGCGCAGTCAGAATCCCATTGAGGGTAAGAGTCGGGCTTCAACGCCTCGTAGAACGCTTTCGCCCCGGCTACGATTTCCTCGTTCGTGGGCCGGCGCGTGGCTCCGGCGATAAAACCGGCCTCGTATTCCTTGCCCTTGGTCGTGCCACGTGCTTCCTCGGGGGATAGACGGACAACTCGTTGGATGACAGCCCACTTCGCGTCACTGCTGATGATGCTCACAGCCGACCCCTCTCCTGATTGTGAACGAGGCAATCGTCCATAGCCTGAGCAAGTTCCTCGTCGGTGATATCGAACGCCGTCGCCACGTTCACCAGCGTCTGCAACACGTCGGCGAGCTCGCCGAGCATGGCTTGGCGGCGCTGGTCGCGCACGTAACCTATCCATCCGGCTTTCGCCTTGTCCCGGTCATCGCCGAGCTCGCCGCCCACGTTCACCCCGAAGCAGGCGAGGCAGTTCGCATGATCATCGAACTCCCGGCCAATGCCGCTCGGGTCTGTCGGGTCGTTGGCTTTCAGGTATTGTTTGCAGGCTTCGACCAGTTCGGCGCTCTCTTCCAGATTCTTCAAGGCCAGCCACTTGTCGGGCGTGAGACGGCCGAAAGATTCGACCGAGGGCAATTTCACAATACGATTGCTCATGCTTCCACCGCCTTAGCCAATCGGAACGGTGCAGCATTTAGAACCTGAACGCTATCCGTTGAGAACTGCGGGCGCGTGATACTCCAATTACCGGCATCAATACACGTGAGTGGAAAGGCATTCTCGCCCATCACCCATGTGTTATCGTCCTTGTCCAACCACAGTCCAGGCTTGTCAGGAAGCCGGGGCTTCGGACGGAGTCCGTAGGTGAAGGCGTTGAAGCCAAGGGCGATACATTCCGGCCCGACAGCGCCGTATACCCGACCCCAGAATCGGTTACGGCCTTTTTCCACATCTGTGACCTTGTAGCGGTTGCCGTCGAGCATAACGGCAATATCTTTCTCTTGGAGGTCATCAGCCTCCTCGATACGCTCGTAGTTGGGGTCATCCAACAATTCGACGGTATCGACGTAACTGGGAATGATGGGCTGCGTATCAGATGATTCAGCCGAGAACACGTGTAAATATGTTCGATGCGCGTCGAGTTGCATCGAAAGGCTACATATACCGTCCGTGTCTCTGGAACGCCGCACGAGCTTCCCTATGAATACGTCTCCGTTCTCCATTGTCACCTTGACTCGCTTATCGAGATTCTGAATCTCCATAAGGGTCTTACCTGCCCAGAATGGTTTCTCACTCATTGACAGCCTCCTTGGCTAGTTGTCGTTTACGTTTCCGCTTCGCCTCATACTGGGCGTATTTCTCGGGATGCTCCGACCTCCAACGGCGATGGTATTCAGCCATCTCACGCTGATGGGCGGCGGCATACTTACGAGCCGAAGCCCGAGCCTGAGCCAAATGCTCCGACCGGTACCGGCGTGCATACTCATTACGTTTCTCACGATTACGAGCGTTCCGCCGATTCGCCAGATCACGCAGATGCTGCGCATACTCGGGGTCGGTTCGACGCTGTTCCCTGACACGACAGTTCCGGCACATGCCATCCTTGCCGACCCGGCACATGCCACCGCACCAATCGCATTTCGGATGACGTTCAGTTATCAGGCCGGACAGTTCGCCGCCGTTCCGGCAATAGTCGATGAACTCCTCATCGGTCATGTCATCGACGTTCACAGCCACACCTCCCCGTCAGTGAACCTGCTGAACAACACAGGGTCGAGCTTGTACAACGCCCGCCGAAACTGCGGGTCACGGCAGAACAGGATGAACAACAGGCTTACTGCTTCGGCGGTTCGCATCGCGTCCAACCTCCCTTATCGTCCAGAAGCACCCAACCATGTTGGGCGGTGAGAATCGGCACCAGTTCGGGGTGATCGTTGAAACCGCTCACGATGTACCCCAAGCTCATGGCCTCACGCGGATGGGCGTGAATCCACCCATGACATCCCGTATCGCCACTCCCACACGCCAAGATGAGGTTCGACGCCTCATGCAGTCCCGGCCACTTGTGTGACCGGAGTCTGCGATGATGCCGGCTGAAACCGCTCCAATGGAATGGTTTGCCGCAGCGGACGCACCGGTATTGGTCGCGTGCGTCCACCAAATCCTTGACGTGTTGGGACGGGTTAGATCTGCCCATTTCCGTATTCGTCCTGGGGTTGGCTCCACGGGTCCGTAGGCTGCTGATACTGCTGTTGCGGTTGCTGGAATCCCTGTTGCGGCTGCTGGAATCCTTGCTGATACTGCTGCTGCGACTGTTGGAAACCAGACTGCTGGGCCTTGGGTTTCGCGCTCAACACCGCAATGGTGCGGGCCGCGACATCCCAATTCTCATACCGTTTCCCATCCTTTTCCGACACTCTTTTGGACAAGCTGCCGTTCACAAGAACCTTCACGCTCATGTTCGGCTGGGACTTCAACTGGCGAACCTGATTCAAAGCATCCTTCGCCTGATTCGACAAGGGACGCACACCATAGAACTGAGGCTCCTTGTCAACCCACTGGTTCGTGTTCTTATCCGTGTAACCCGGATGGACGCTGACGTTGAGAATACTGGAATCCTGAAAATCCTTGATCTCGCCCGCATATCCGGTAAACTCGATGCTTGGTTCTCCGGCCATTACGCATTCCTCCTGTAATTGTTCGTCTTGTGTTTCTCTATGGCCAGCCTGTTGCAGACCAGCATGTGTGATTGGGCTCCGGCGCAATCAACGGCACCGCATGTGGGGCATTGGGGGAGCGTGATCTTGTCCCCGTGAACCCACAGGCATCTGGCGCACTTGCAGCCCGGCCTCGGGGTGAAGCTCACTGGACGGCAGACTCCTTCTCCTTGTTGCGGTTGTACGATTCGATGAACGTGGCCGCGTCCGATTCAGACAGTTTCCCGTAGACCACGTTGCGTTGCAGCACGCTGCTGATGAAACCGTTCTCCTGACCATCGGGAATACGCATGGTTTGAAGAATCCGGTCAATCGTCTTCTGCTGCTCGTCGGTCATGCCCTTGGTGGAACGCTTCTTGTAGCCACTGGTCTCACCGTCATCATCAGTGGTCGCCAGTCCGAACGCGCCGCAAGTGCTGTAGCGTCGCGCATACGTCAATGCGGAACCGAGGGCCTGCATGACGCTCATGCCACGCGAATCACCCACCTCGACCGGGATAAGACAATTACTGGCAATCCACTTGTCCGTGCCCTTCTTCCTGACGGCCGTATCCACATACAGGCGTCCGTCAACCAACTGGGTCGGCCATTGCAGGTCGAACCCCTGCTCGTCCACATAGTTCACGACCTGAGCCAGGGTCGCATACGTGCCACGACCGCCCCGAGCGTCCTTCTTAATTACCGCCATGATTCAATCTCCTCCTCTTCCTCCAACAGCTTCCAGTCGGGGAACACGACATCCTTCGGGTATTTAGGCAACCCGTAGGCCCTCATGGCCTCCAACGGGTCCTCCGTGTTGTCACGGAACCATCTGATGCCCTGCAAGGCGTGGTTTATCTTCGGTTCCGCCAGTTCGGTGATGATGGGCGAATCCTCCTGAATCTCGTAACGCATCCAGTCGAACGGCGGGTTCTTCTCCTGCACGACGAACTCGAAACCCAACGGCCCCTTATATTCGGGCATCGTCAACCGGTAGAGACGCATGTAGAACGCGGCCTGAATGTGATACCCGTACTGCCAGCAGGAACGCTCGAACTCGTCCGGCGACTTCACCGTGGTCTTGTAATCACGGATACGCAGCACACCATCCGGGTCGGGAGTGGACGGCAACCAGTCCGCCTTGCCCTTAATCGACAACCCGGTATCGGGGTCGGTGGCGATCATCGCCACCTCCGGCTGACCATCCAGCTTCGTGAAGAAATCTCCAACCATGTCCCGCATGGCCTCGACCTTCTCCACATCATCGGGGGAAAGCCATACGATATCCTCGCCCTCATGCAGTTTCAATGTCTCCGCATACATGGCTTTGCCTTCCTTGGTGCGTAGGTTCGGTTTCGCCAGCACCTCGGGGCCACTGCCCAATATGAGACTGTGAGCCGCCTTCCCGAACTCGAACTGGGGGGAGGACGAATGCTCGCCGGTCAGATACTGCGAATACGCCAACGGGCTGACCAGATACTTCTTCAACGAGGTCTGGTCCACCGCGTCAAACGCGAAGTAATCGTCATCGGTCATCTGCTCGACGGTCATTGCCTTTCCTTTCTTGCTTTGAATGCTTCCTTGCCTAAAACCTCGATGGTGTCGGCCACCGAGTCGAGAAAATCGTCAACGTCATTCGGAGTCAACATGAGAACCCCTCGACTGCATGGACAATTGTTCTTCACGCTCCATCAGGTGACTGTGACGCCAAGTACGCGACTTGCCCTGCTTGTGAGATGCCTCCGCATAATCGGCCACATGGTCGCGGCCAACGTCTCCCACGACCTTCGACGCCTCGTTCCAATCCGAGTACACGCGATCGTTCACGGCCACATACTTGTCCGCGAGATAACGGACGCAATCACCGAGATAACGGATGGCTCTGGCGATGGAGTTGAAATCAGATACCATCAGTCGGCGTCCTCCGTCTGAATCTGAGCCCACGTCTCCTCCATGAGAGGCCGGTCGATCTCGTAGTAGATGTAGGTCTTCCCGTGCTTCGGCGGGTAGACGCCGAACTTCGTCTTGTAGTTCTCGGCCAAACGGGAGCCGAAATGGAGGGCGTTTTTCTTCATCGGCTCGAATCCTTTCGAACGTAGGAAGTCGCTGATGATGAGACGAGGCAAGTCGGGTTCCTTCGATGTCTTGGAAGGAGCGGCGGAACCGTCGAGAATCAGACGTGCCCGACGTTCAAGCTCGTCCTGCGGCAATAGTCCACGCGCCTCGCTGAGTAGTCTCATACGGTCGAATGGGGTGAGTTCCATGATTGTTTCCCTTCACTGGGCTTGATTATTTGGTTGTCCTTCTACGCCGGTGCTGACACGTCCGAAACCCTTGTTTTGCTGGTTTCGACGCAGGACGCGAAGGGGTTAAATTTTTCTGAGCGCCAAGCCGGGAGTCGAACCCGGGTGTGATCGTGAAGTCCATGACATCGGAACGCTTCACGACCACGGCCACCGTGCGCTTGGCTCCACCGGCCGGGGAGGAAGGTAAGGAATAAAAAGACCCCGGCCGGAAGCATTATGGCTACTCGCGTAGGAGGTGGGAGAACGTCAGTGGGGTACAGCAGCAGAAGCCCGCCAGAATGCTCCACGGTCCCGCATACGGTTGGAACGCGAGGACAAGGAACCCGCATACCGTCACCGTCATGACGGCAAGCAGCATAAGGTTCTCAACCATGTGGCGGCGTTCGTCCATGGAATGCTGCCAGCCGGAGCAGTGCGCCCCATAGGTTTTCCTGTTCATGACGTGTCCTTTCCTCGTGGCCGGACTCGGATTCGAACCGAGAACGTCCTTGCCGTCACCGTGTTTCTGGTTTCTGAGAGATGGATGACGAGTCCTATGGTGTGGTGACGATGGTGCGTGTCCAGACACCCCGAAGGGTTCCGGCCGATGGTTGCCGCAGCAGATCGCAGTATGGTATTTATTTGCCTGTAGTCGATAGGTGGATAAAAACGACCCACTGCGGCAAGACTTGTTATTCCTCGTTCTTCTCGTCGGCGCAGTCAGCCAAGTCCTCAAGGGCCTTGGCGGCGAAACGCGCCTGACTTGGAGTGAGGGGGCGGGCACCGTAATCGGTGTCGATTTCCGCGTTGATCAGACCATTTTCGGTGACGTTGCCGGTGAAGTATTCACGGGTGCGACGCTCCTCCACAACGAGCTTTTGGGCGAGGTTGCGATTAGCGTTAGGCATTTGCTTTGCTCCTTGTAAGATTCTTCTGTATGACGGTTCTTGGAATGGAGTGGTGGGAGTTCGCCACCTTGATATTTGCTGCACTGTCTTTTCTTGGCATGTGCTGGCAGATAGTCAGAGCCGAAAGCCTCGCTCCGACGCCGACACTTCATATCGAGTGGGATGATCCGATCGAGGAATCGGACAAAACCGTTCAGGTGACTCTTTGGATACGTCCAGCGTTCGGCTTCGACTTCTATGGGGTCAAGGTGCTGGAGGCAACCGACTGGCCTTACAGGAGGGAATGCTGGCTGAAACGCGACGAACGGAAAGTCACCGAAGACGACCCATTGTTTCATCGCCTGCGCTATCCGGTTGATGGTTCCGGGAGCTTTGTCATTCAGGTTCTTTCCGTCTCTCCGATAAGGAAGAGGCTGATAGCTTGTGCTTGGAAGGTCACAGCAGCCGACGCGGGAGCGGACCTATCTGGTCCGAAACAACGGAGGCTCCTGACAGAAACTCGCTCCTGGTGGGTGTGGTATCCCGGCGCGGAGCTTCTTGGATGGTTGGATCATCATCTCGGCTGGAAGATTCCATTGGGGTATTGGCGGGAAGGGAAGGGCTCGTATCGAGCGGCATTGCCGCTGTCCGCAATCCCTCGTTCCTCATAGGGTCATCCATCCTGATTCGGATGCTCCCGACCCAACAAGCCAGAACGAAGATGGACACGGACTGAATCACGTCGGTGAGAAACTGGATCACCATAACGACTCCTTATCCATACTCATCTCGTTTCATGCTGTTACCTCCATGTCGGGAGACTTAGAAAGACGCTGCTACTGTTGTGCGACGGTTCTCACTCTTGATGATGCTTTGACGATTCGTATCGGTTCATCATCAGACGAACGTTGCGGCAAGGCGTCTTCCATGATGCTTGCGAGGCTTGCTCGCGTTCGTCTACTCCACCGGGGTTCTCCGGCCAGTAACTGTCCACGAGGGCGATGAAGTCCTTGGCGAAGCTCCTGAGCTTGCGCATATCCGGTACGATCTCCACTCCTACCTTTCCGCTGTAAATCTCAGGGGCTTCCATGTTTTCTGTACTCATGCCGTTGCTCCTTCTGGTTTATGTAGACGGGGCAGGACTTCCGTGGACGGTTCAATATCCGGTGCGTTCCTGAACGTTCCCGTCTGAACCATGTCCAGCCAGTCCATCAGGCGTTCCTGTTTCATGAGCCGGTATTCACCGAACGTGGCGAACGCCTCATGCCGGTCGAGAAGACTGATGGTTACCGGAATGTCGCTGCTGGACGCGAGCTTTGCCGGGTCCGTGTCCAGCAGTACGCCCATCGCCATGCTTTCCTCAAGGCCGAAGCCGCGAAGTTCCACGTCCCCGATAAGACCGGAGGCGATATCGTTCTTGAGTTGTCTTACGAAATTGCGGTTGCGTAACTCAATCATGTGGACGGAAACCGTGTATCGGTGGGTGTATCCGCGTCTCGCGGTTCTCCGACTCTTCGGAGGAAGGCTGACATGCCGTTTCATGCTGTTACCTCCAAGTCAGGCGTCTCAGCGCCGAAGAACTTCTCATGCATGTCCACTGGGATGGTGAGCAGTTCCTCGAAACTGACTCCGAGCGCTTCGCAGATCATGTCCAGTTCATCGACTTTGAAGGCCGGCTGGCCGGCGAGTCGGCGGGATAGTTTGCTTACATCCCATCCGAGCTTCGCCGCAAGCCATCGAAGGCTTTTCTGTGCGATGAAGAGACGGTATCGAATACCGGCTGCTGTTAGTTTCTGTGTGCTGCTCATGTCTTAAATAATAGTATTTACTATTTTTTTGTCAAACCACGACATGCCGTATCGGATATGCTATATTTGAGATATGTCAAAGAAAGAAGATTACAAGCCGCTCAGCGCCTTTGCTATAGCATTTGCTGCTGAATTCAAGGCATATATGAAAGCACACGGCATCAAGCAGTACCAGCTCGCAGAAGCCCTAGGCAGAACTCAGCCGTATGTCAACGACCGCACCACCGCCAAACGTGCCATAGACACTGATGACATTGACGCACTGGCTTCGCTGACCGGCACCACCGGCCGCTCACTAATGATCGAACTGGCACGGCTCACCAAGGAGCAGTTGCGCCAGCCTGTATCCGAGATGGCTTCTGTGGCCTCCCAGCTTGAAAAGGTCATAGGCAGAAAGATAGAAGTCGAGAAGGCCGCTTATCGGGATGAAAACAAGCGGGTGGAGTCTGGTCACGGTGAAGACCTGGACTGACCTCACCGAGGAAGCCCGGCACATGGGAGTCCTTATAGAGGATAGGGAGTTCGATGATACGCAGTGCGGGGAATACGACCCCGACACCCGCACCGCGTACATCGACCCCACCATGAGCATCGAGCAGAAGACCTGTACGCTACAGCACGAGCTCATCCACGCCAGACACTTCGACGCCGGGTTGCGCATCATGCACCCCGGCAAGGAGGAATGTTTGACCAGCAAGGAAACCGCATTGGCGTTGATTAACCCTGTGGACTACATGCACGCCGAAGACCTGTATGGGGGAGAACCCTACGCGATGGCACAGGAACTCGGCATCACCGTCAGCGTCCTGCAAGACTACCGGCACTGGCTGCACGACAATCTGACAGTATTGAGCTAGGATTAGAACACTAGCTCAATGAGGAAAAGGGAAAAATAATGAGCGAACCACAACAACCACCCGTACCGGACCCATCGCACAAGACTGAAGGCAAGGGTACCGTCACCCTGAAATGGTGGCAGCTTCTGGTTGCGGCGATTGTCGTGGTGGCGCTGTCGGTAGGAGTTGCCGTTGCCGTGAACACAGCAATCCGCAATAATACTGATGAAGCCGCCTCGTCCAAGGACTACAAGAAACCGGAAAAGGCAAAACCTCAGCAAACGGAGAAGCCCAAGACAAGCAGCCGAGGCAACCTCATCAAACGAATAGGCGACACTGCCAGCATCTATAAGAGTCAGGCAGACAAAACCCTACTCGCTTCATGGACCGTAACCAACATAACCCTTGACGCACCATGCGTCCCGGCTTACGAAGGAGCTGAAACAAGCCCTGCAAACGGTCATTTCGTCGTTCTGGACATCACCGTTGAAACAACTTCCGATTTTGATTCGGATTCCTATGGGCCTTTGGGACTGGGCGCTCCCGGCTATTGGACGTATATTCAAAATGATGGCACCCAGTGGAACGGCAATCTCGATGGAACCAGTTCAAAGATAACAACCTACACATGCCTGCCCGAAAATCAGCGGCTTCCCCAGATAATAGGCCAAGGGGTGAAGGCTCAAGGCAAGGTGCTGTTTGATCTTCCGTCAACGGATGGATACTTGGTCTATGGCAATGAGAGCGGACATGGCTGGGAATATCCTTTAGCTGGACATGCCAGTGCCTGATTCCACAGCATAATGGCATTAATGGTCCCGTCTTCCTGTATTGGAGGACGGGACCATTGCTGTTCGTATGAAAAGTGCCGTGACCCTGCTGGGGCCACGGCACTTGACGCATACCAGACGCTCACCATCCAAGTATGTTTTGCTTATTTCGGTTGGCTATTAACGTTTCATGAGACACTTCAATTATGCTTAGCGGCACGCATGGTGTCAATTTCGGTTCCGACCGGGGCCAGGCTGTTCCCCGACCTTTCCTCCCGTATTGGAGGACGGGACCATTTTGTATACCACTACAATATGATGGTCAGGTGTGTTTCCTAGTGGAGGGCCATACCTCATGGTTCGGGTCCCACCAGAGAATGTGAAACTCGTTGCCTACAAGGAAACCGTACAGGCGTTCGGTTCCGCCCAAGCGGAACCGGGCCAACGCATCGCCTTCGCGTTCATAGTATTTCGCCAGCCGGTCCTGTGGCGTCTGGTTGGGGCATTGGGTGAAATCAGGGTAGCAGGTGAACGCCTGATATGAGGGGCTAATGATCTCGCCCACCGTCGCCTTTTCGAAGTCACGCATCTTCAACAGCAGCAGCCGATGCTCCTCGTCGCTCATGTGCGCGAGCGACCATGGACAGTCGGCCTCAAGGTCAACGCAGTCGAAACGGAATACGATGCGACGGTTCACGGAATCCTTGGGAATCTCCGTGGCGGATTCGGGGACATGATAGCTTTTCGCCACGTGATGCGCGGGCACACGTTTTGAAGAGCTCGGGGCTTTGGCCTTGATGCTCTTGGTTTTGCTGCGGTGGCCCACTAGTCGGTAAGGCTCCCATAGTATTCGGCCATGGCCGCTTCAGTTATCTCGGTGTTGCAGATGGCTCCCTGCGGGAGATCGCCTCGCGCATCCCTCCACGGGCGTTCGCTGTGGGTAAGCTCGCTGAGCTGGTAGGCTCCCATTTTCCCGTAGGCATTCAACACCGCGTCTATGGTGCTGGTGCCGTCTTCGTCTATGTTCGACGGGTCGCCGTGAATATCGCCGCGCGTGATCTTGAACATGCCCTTGTGCGCATGGTATAGGTCGGGGCACACCGGGCCGTTGGCCCATGCCTCGAATCGCTCGGGGAACAGACGCCGTTCATCCCATACGAGGGACCATGCCTGTGAATAGTAGCAGAGCTTTTCCAGCTTCATGGTGGTCATGACGCCGAGCTTGTCCAGCACGTAAGCGGCCACGTCGAATATGCTTGTCATGGTGCGCCTCCGTAACGTTCCTTCCGCTGGACATTCAAGGTGATTAACTTACTCTTCCATTGTATGGCCGGCAAGTTTCGGCGCGCCAGTTCACGCCTTCCATTCGATCTGTTTCAGACCGAGCCCGTCGCTTATCGTCTCCATGCCTCGCATCAAATCCTCCACGGGCACAGTGCGGTAATGCTCGCTCATGGCTATGCTCGAATGGCCGACGATGCGTTGGATGATGCCGGGATCGACCTTCATGTGGAACAGGAGCGATACGACGGAGTTGCGGCATTCATGCCCGTACCGGTTCTCGTAGTCGGGTATGCCCGCCCTGCGCATGAGGTCGCGGAAACCGGCCCTGTCATCCAACGCGGCCAACGGCATACCCTCGCGCGTCCTGATAGAAATGA